CAGCAGCAGTATTTTCTACATGAACGACCGTTTCTGCTTCTACAGCAGCAGTATTTTCTACATGAACGACCGTTTCTGCTTCTACAGCAGCAGTATTTTCTACATGAACGACCGTTTCTAATTCTTTTGCGTGTCCTATTTCTCTCGCAACTTTTATTAATTCTCTGCTCGCCTGATGCGCCTGTTCAAGCATAGTAGTATTTAATCCTATTGCATTTCCGAGAGAGGAAAATAATCCAGTAAGACCGGCCAAACCTTTACTTAATTTTTGAATTGCACCTCCATAATTACCTACATTCCTCTGATGATTTCCTAATGTGGCATCTATTTCTTTTAATCGCTGATTATATAAATTAGTTTGCTTGACGGCTTCTTGTGTCGTCTTGTTTCTTAATCCTTCTGTAATAATTAAATCTTGCGCTTTTTTCCTTGCTTCATTATATTTATTTTGTAGTTCTTGATATGCAGAAACCTGTCCTTTTAATAGTTCGCGTTCAGCTTTTCTTTGTTCGTTTCTTACTTGTTGAATTTGTATTTCTATTTTCTGCGTTTCATTCAACCCTTTCTCAATATTCGCCAGCTTCTCTTTCGCCTGAGCGAGTTTATCCACATCTCCAATCGTCTTCGGGTCAATACCTGAATTAATCTTAGCCCCTGTGATCTTTGCGAGTTCACGAAATCCACCTATGAGAAGGGATAGTTTCTCCAACAATACATCCGCACTATCAGCGGCAGGCTGGAATACCTTCGGTTCAATAATCGAATCGTGCTTTATAGGTTCGTCACTCATTGGAAGTACGTTTATTCATCGTTGCTATTGTCTTGAAGTACGAGTAGAACTCCCCAACTGAACATTCAAAGGGATTTATTTTTATTCCCATTCCCTTTTCTATGAACGCTTTACTCTGCCAGAAATCCCCGCCCTGTCCGGCTTTCTGCAACTCCGTTAATTCCTGCTGGCATATTTGTATGAACGCATTTACAGACCTGTCAGAATCTACTATGCGTTTTACTCTGTGCATAGCTATTTCTTTTTCTTTTCGGATTATCTCTAAGAAGTTTTCAGAGAACCCGAACCGGGCAATGTACTCATCCAAAAGTTTACGCCAAACAATACTGAGCGCATAGGCGCGAATCATTCCGGGCTTCTCCTTGTTTATGTGCATCGTATTTGATCGTATCAGATAAGCAAAATTGCCAGTCTCCTGAATCTTATTCCAGTAGTATATGGGTAACTCATCTATCGACTGATAGCAGTTACTTGAATATAGCCGCACGAACCTTTTCGATAACCAAAGGGCGAACCCAGTTACGAACCGTTTGTAAATTTTCATTTGTTAAACCGATTATTTCTTTTCCGAATTCCCGCGTTAATGATTTTCCGTCCTTATTGTCATCCGCAGTAATAACAATCTCGTCCTCATTATTTTTTATCTTGAAACTTTTGTAGAATTCTCCGGTATCAGACAGAGTGATATGATCGTATCGCTGTCCTTTCTCTTTTTTGCCTGCGAACTTACCTTTAATCCCTTCGATGGTTGCAGGTGAGTATTCACCTATTTGCACCCCGTCCGATCTGATACCTTTCTCATAGAGTTGATCTTCGGTATTGAGAGAAATTATGTCTTGCTGAATTGAACTGTTCGCCAGTACGGATTTTAATATCTTATCGGAATCCAACCGCTTCACGTTCTTGCATACCCGTATTATTTTGTCGAACATAGTACAAATATAAATAATCCGTAGAAACAAAAAGGGCGCGGCAAAATCGCGGCAAAATGGCAAACAAAAACCCCCGACATTTCTGCCAGGGGTCATACACAATGGAGGCCGGGACATCTCCGGCGTGTCAGATTATCTTACGAAGCAATATCCACGGGCGCATCTTGTACGCAAGTGAAATCATATCCTGCTTTGACGGGTTTAATAGTAATCGCGTCACCCAAAGTTTGAGCGGTAAAGGTCAGTTCGTATGTTCCATCAGGCGATTCAGTTAATCCGGTAATTGAAACATCGGCAGCATCGGTTTCATTGTAGACTTTGCTTGTCGCACCGCCAACGGATGAAACGAAATCAGTAGCAACCAACCCATCTGCCGTAATCGGACTTGTTGGAGTTCCGAATACTGATTCAAGGGCGAACTTTAACGTGGTTGTGGTTGCATCGATCAGCCTGTAACACACTCCGAGCAATCCGCGCAACCCTTGCAGGTTAGCGTCTCCGAGTTCGTCACAATCAAACATTCTTAGATTCGCGTCACTTGCAATCTGTGACCAGTTAAATGTTAATTGCAATTTTTGTACCGATGTGTCGGTCTTTTTAACGAACTGAGCGGAAATACTCTGCTCGTCAATTTCTATCGGCTCCAAATAAAGACCATCCGAAGTAATGTTTCCAATAAGCTGATTTTTGACTGTTACAATCCAAAAAGAATAATCACCGCAGCGAATATTCTCAATGAGTTGTTTCATCTGAGGGGAGTTAGCCCCGGAGTTTCCTCCTACGATCCATGATTTGAACTTCCTGGCACCTTCAGCAATGAATTCCATCGTTTGATCTGCAAATTCCTCAACGCGATTGTCTCCGCGAACATCCTCGACATTCTTCATGGCAGGAAGCGGATACCAGCGTTTTGATTTGTCGGTCTGATTAATCAGCGCATCGAAATACGCCTGATTAAGTGTTGCTGTGAATGGTATTTTATTTCTCACCCCGGTACTGTCGTATGTCTGCTGGGCGATTAATTTATAGGCTACTTCCTGAACGGGCGTACAATCGTGACCTGTGTCCGATAATGATACTCCGCATTTACAAGCTGCACAACTCATGGTATTTTGGTTTTAATTTAAGTAAAGGTATGTAAAAATATTAATACGAACGTAATTATTTTTTCACGGGCAAATTTCACACCCTTCTTTTTTCAATACGGTTAAGCTCATGCTTAATTCCACGCCGCCGAGTTTATCATGCCATAGCGATTTCTCTACGCCCCGATTAATGGAGATCACCCCGAACTTCGGAAATACTGCGGGAATATCCCATGTAAATTCATTCACATTGAACCGGGCCGGATTAGCCTTTACCGCATTTACGAAGATCTCAGCGAGCCGGTGCATCGGGTCAATAGCTTGCTTCTTTGCCTCGGATGTCACCCATTTCTCGTGATCTGACTGAGTAAGCGGGTACAATCTGAATTTCAATTCGCGCTCCTTAGTTTCCATTTCATTCTCAAAAAACTTTTCCGAGAAGTCATCGAGCCGGAGCCAATACATCGGTGTTTTATCCTTCGCCTGGTTGACTTGGGATAATTCTGTTCCCTCCGCCATCGGTGTACCGTAAAAGAAAAACGGAGAGTACATATTGAAGGTGGTCGCTGTAATATTTGCGCTTTCGCCTTTGATTACCATTACGTCATTCGTGGGCGTGTCGCAGTCCGGTTGCTCGGCTGGCTGAATATCGGTAATGAGATATTTTTTACTGCCGATCATAACGTAAAACCCCGGCTGTGCATGGTACATATCACAAACGGATAGCGTGTGTACGCCTGACCCGTTATTTACTGCCTGAATAATCGTAACGGGAAAAGTAAGCGAAGCGATAAGATCGCCTATAATATCGATGGAGGGTTGCTTATAGATCATTGCGCCTGGGATAATTGAACTCCGATATAAAATAATCCGGAAATAGATCGAAATCCCCTTTCTACTTTCTTACCGGAATATTCGGCTTTTATGTGCATGGAATCAGAGGCGGTCTGTATGACGCTATACATTTGCTGATCCCATCCCATCCCATCTGATTCGCTTATATCAAACTGAACCTGATAAGAACTTTGCCGGATAGTATCCTGATGCCAGCCTGCATGATCGTAATACTTTAAAAAGAATTTAGGGTTTTGGGAATAACAGGATAGTGTTACATGGTACGGGACGGGAGAGGAATCGGATTTTTTTTTGCACGAATCAATGATGATTAGTGAAAAAAGAAACAGGCATCCTAACCTGAAGCGAGTAGAACATTTTATTGTTCTCATATCAGCGGTGAGTATTTCGGTTTGAATAATTCCCCGTTATATTCAGGATAATTTGCCCCGTCTTCAATGCCCACCCACCATTGCATCGCTTCGATGCTCGAAAGTGAACCATTCCATTTTATTTCCCCGAACCGAACAGCATCCTCCGGTGAACCGATATTTGAAACCTCTGCCTGATTATTTATTACGCCCGCCTGTGCGTGTTTCACCTGAGTATCAGAAACGAAATGATAAAAAATAAGTGAAGCAAGAATATCTTTCATGCCATGCGTCTGTAAAACGCGATCGCATGAATCCTGCTTTATAAATCCGTCAATGAGAATCTGAAAGCGATCTTCAATAGCGGACGAATCAGAATCCACACCCTGCACATCGTCAATGAATAGTTGTCCGAGCGTTACGCCAAGAATCCTTTTGATATAAACCTCCTCGTAACGGTCAATATATTCTTGAAGTAATGCAGTATTGTTTGATGACTGCGCGATGGACTGGAATAAATTAAAATCGTCCGTGGTGAGTAGTATCATGGATACAAAGGTATAAATTATTTCAACAATAATTTTATCTCGTTTTCTTTTTCAGGAAAATCAGCCAGCCATTTATCTTTTATGTGCGCGATACCTGCCTGCCAACCACCTTTATAAACAACTCCCACCGGCTCAAACACCCTGCCAGTGTTGTAATATAAAAACAATTTCGCGCACATTCTCATACATTCTTGATTTGCATTGAGTTCAAATTCCCAAATTGTTTGAGGGTTAAAAGATTCCAGCAGTTCAATAAAATATTTGCGCCTCCATACACCCATTTGTAATGATGCGAAGTAACTGCCATCATATCCGCGCTTGTAAAGCGTACCGTGTTCGTGTTCCTCTACTTTCTTCGCTTTATAAATGTCGTTGGGGTCAATAATTAACAGGTGGTCAATATCTTTTTCTTTACACAGCGCTGTCAAGTAACAGAAAAATTCTATCGGTACAGGTTGCTTGTAAAACATATAATCGTCCTGAAGATATAGAATGTATTCCGACTTCATTTCCTTTAATGCAGACAAAACCATGTCGCGCCAAGTACCTGAATAGTTTTTTGTCGTGAAGTAATCGCTTTGCTTTGTTTCGGAAATAAGCGTAGTGCGCGCGAGGTAATCTTCTCCAAGATAGTGTTTGTGCGAAAACGCCAAAGCATCCCACAGGTAGGAATATTTATCGCAACTGCTTATTAGGATTTTAAACATGACAATGATTTTAGTAAGTTGCGCTGAATATCTATTAGGTTTGGTATTGGAGAAAATAAACCTGGTTCCCGTACATCCCTGCCGGTCCCGGTCAGGTAATCTCTGAACTTAAACCCATCTCCGGCAACTTTATCTGTTGGTTTAACCCATATTGCGGGGATGCCATAGGCTTCGGCTATAATAATTCCGTGAAGGGATGAAGATACTATTTCCTTGCACGAAACAATTTCATTAATAAATGTTTTCCAGTTTTGTTGTACGTCAATGATTTTTTCCGCCTCCTTGAATATTTTTTCTTCCTTTTCTGCATAGTGTGGGATAGTGCCGACCTTGTATCTCTTTGTCATATAGGGTTGGTACATTAATGGAAGTAATAAAGCCGGATCACCGTAAACCCCGACACTAACACCAAGTATTTTTTCGGTTAACTTTCCTCTGACAGCTAAGAATTTACAATTTGCAACGTGTGGAAACATATCGGTATCTCTCATTATACCCGTACCCCAAATCGTATCTCCCGGAATCATAGCAGTCATTATACTGCCGATACCTATTAGTTTGCCCTGATCTTCTGCCGGGACATGAATTAATTCACAATCCGTAAAATGTTCTACGATAATCGGTGTAAGTGTGTCCCCGACATTATCGCTTCTTACCCAAAACGCTTTTAATTTTTTCATTCTTAAATGCTACTAATGAATAAGTTTTGCGATCTACTTTGACATACTTTCCGAGCAAGATTTCATTTACTGAATCATTCACGCCCGGGTATTCCTTTTCTGTTTTCTCGTAATCATGAATAGCAAGGATGCCACCTTTCTTCAGTACGGGGAGCCATGCCTCAATATCTCCTTTACATCCTTCGTAGGTATGGTTTCCATCTATGAATACCATGTCGGGAGATTTGCCTGCCCATGCTTTGCCGACTGCAATGGAATCCCCGTGTACTTGCTCGTGTCGGGACAAATCTATATTTGTTTTTACCAGCGCATTCATTTCCCCCTCTAAGCAACCGTAAGGGGAAGATTCCTTTTGAATGTCAACCGTGCATGATGTCAGGTCGGGGCGTGATTCAAGAAATATCAGGGCAGACGTTCCGGCCCCGGCCCCAATGTTTACAACGAACGGATTTTCAGGTAATGATTTACAAAGTTCTGTGAGAAATTCTGCTTCGTCCTGTTTTATGTAGCCGAGCCATTCGATTAAGTTTTTTGATGAGTAGTCTGGTTTGTTCATGGGTTTATTTTTGTTGGTTGTTTATGTTTCTCTACCAAAAATTCGTCAATGCCGACCCCGCATCAATCACTACCTTGTTATGCAACCGGGCCGCCAGCACACAAATGTACTTCATCGAAGCACCGCCAGCGCAAAATATTAAATTGCTTTTCATCTTTCCGATTTCTTCGATCACCCTGTCTTTATCCTTCCACGAAGCGTAAACGGAAGTTTCAAATTCGTCATGCCCGAAATTTGTTTTCAACTTTTGTGCGATCTCAGCAGCGTTTCTCGTCGCTATCCCGATGGATATTTTATTATCGAACAAATCTTTTAACCTCCCGCTCTGTTTCCAAACGTATCCGAAATACGCCTCTGCGTAAAGATCCCGCGCTTTGATTAAGTCCAACACTCCGAAGTTAGGATTAAAAAACCCTGATATGTTCGGGCAAATAATATCAGCTTCTTCGCTTGCTTTGAATAGATCATACCCTATCGCCTGTAAGTCAGCACCCCACAAACCGTATTCATCGAGCCATTTCTTTTCTTGCAGGTAATGTGTTTGATTACCCCCGGTGGAGTATCGCATGATAGCCCTTTCCCCATCGCTGAATCGAACTATTGACAGTGGCTTATTGCTCGAAACGGAATCACAAATAATCAGCATCAACGCCTCGCATGAAATGTATTTTCTAATCGCGCTCAACTCTGTGTCGGTATATTTTCGTAGTATCATTTATCCGTGTTTTTGTAAAAATAATAATTCCGTGACTTTCCCCGCCGCCTTTGCCTGCTTCCATAGTGCGTGTTCGTCCTGGCTTTCAGGGTAAATCTTCATCCACCCGGCCGGATGTGCGATTACCGTCATCGGTATTTTTTTCTCCCGAAGGAACTGAGCGAAGGTCATGTCGTTAAAATTTCCGTACTCTTTGAACTTATCAAAGTATTCAAATGAGAATCCAACTTTGCGAAGTGTCCCAGTATAGAATCCGCAGCACCCCGTACCGATCACATGAACATTCTGATTGGCTGGCACTAAATTAAAATATTGATAGAGTTTTCTTTGCGCGAAATAATTATGCACAGGGAATCTATTAAACCATATTCCGTGAAAACCGATGACCGAGTTTCGCCCCGACCTTTCTATCTCTCGTACTAATCGGTCAACGTAATCCACCGGGTAAACAATATCGTCATCGAACGTCAGGAAGCAGCTATCATCCGGTGAACTGTTAAAAGCGTACATCTTCACATCTGCCATCATTGACGGTCTGCATAGAATGTGAAAGGATTTGAAATTTGTTTTCAGGAAATTAAATACTTCCATGTCTGGCTCAGGATAACTCATCGCTACGTTGATGCGGTCGCATTTCACGGTTTGATTTGCAAGCATAGACAATACACCCATGAAAGACTTCTTTCTACGTTGTACGGTGGCGATGTTGAAGATTATCATTCGTACTTACTTTTTATCGGATAAAGTTCCTCCATGAATTGTTTCAGTTGCCTGATTCTATATTCCCTGCCCGTAGAAAATACCGCTCGTCCAGCAATACGCGATCTCATTTCCACAATAGACATATCGCGCGAAATCTTACAATCAGGAGATTCCCTCCCTGCAAGTTCAAGACGGTTACAGTACAAAGACTTTATCAGCAGACCGAGGGGTTGCCAGTCAGTTTCTTCGATGATGTCCATTAGTTTCTCTTTGTTGTAAATAATCGGAGCGTGGATATTATAGTTTTTCCCGTTCGGTAAATACCTCATTGTCTCCTGAACAACCATCTTATAGCTGCCTCTTTGTGTTCGGGACAGGTCGTAAAGTTTGCCGTTTGAATACACGGGATAAGTCTCAATGTCATCAGGCCGGAGCAGGAAGTGATCGTCTGCCATGTATAGGAAGTCATCGGTAATCTCGGCCGTGTTGCAGGCAATGAGTAGTTTGTCTTTGATATTGATCGCTGCGGATTTTAGATTTGTAGCGGGAATGTGGATTACGTTTTGAAGTTCTGGATCATCGCCTATTATATACACCTTACCGATATTACCAGTCAGATACTTTTCTACTGAGCGCAAAGAGTAAATCAGTTGCTTGTTGCCTTGATGTGGGGTGAAGCAATAGGTGTAGACGATGTCCATTAGGGAATGATCGAATTGATAAATCCCTGAATTGCTTCAATAGCTTTTTTAGTCAGCGTAGCCGGAACTCTGAATGAAATAACTTTTGTCGGCTCTTTGCGCGGTCTGCCTCGTTTGGGTTTCATTCTGCAAATATAATCATTTATGTTTACGACAATACAAATAAAAAAGGGGAGAGTATTTCTACCCTCCCCTGATCTATTCGCGTTTCGCTCGTCAGCTCCCGCAATTTTTTAGCTCGACACAGACCCATCCAGTATTGCCTTCGCGTAAGTGAAGTTACCTTTGATGATCTTATTCTTGTGCTGCGCTTTCACACCTCCGTTACCGAAGATTTCAGCACGTACAGCAAGCTGGTTGTTTCTCCACAGAGAATCGAAATATCCGATTTCGATATTTATATCCTCAACAATGTTGAACATATATCTGCGAAGGTCTCCACCGAGGAACTCATCGGCAGTTAAATCCCACATCGGGATAACTCTCATTCCGGCAATTACCAGGCTTCCCGCTGGGGATGATGGCATACCTGACATGAAAGGAGGCAATAGGTATTGATCGTTCTTGTCCTTAGTTACTTGAAGCGAATAGAACATTGAAGGGCTTACTCCGATTACACCAGGTACTCCATGAGCAAGTACAACCTGGGACGCTACCGCTGCGATAACATCATAGTTATTCGCGCTCTGCGTAGTTTGTTGAATAGGAGGATTGAACGATGTCGCATTTGTTTTGATGCCATTCAAGTTCGGAGGAGTTGCATTACCCGTGATGATTTGCGTTTGCAAAGTCTCTTTCAGTTCGGCAAGAAGCTCCTCGTTAATATGGCTCATGAGCATCGGCATACGAAGCAATGCCTGTTTTGTAACAACCACAATCGCTGCGGTCATTTCAGCGGTTACTTTATTTTCAACATACGTCCAGTCATAAAGAGGTTTGTTATTGCTTTCAGTTACGCCAGCAGCACCACCTTCTTTCACAACCTTCTCAACCCATGAAAATGGATCTGACCCGGGCCCGCCATTGATGATAGTGATCTCAGGCAGAATGGTTTGTTGGTTGCGGTCAAGTGGATCAACACCTGGCAAACGTAAACCTTGCAATACACCGGCTCCGAAGTTTGCGGAAGCGATGGCAGCGGCAGATTTATAATTCAGTTTAACTTTTCCACCTTTAGAAACGATCTCTCCGATCTCTTTCTTTTGAGTTTCAAGCGCTTTCTCAATCATTTCAGACGGCTTCATGTCTTTCTTTTCGATACCGTTTTCTTTGAGCGACTTAACTTCAATAGCGAGGTCGGAACATTCCTTTGCAAGAATTTTAAACTCCTCTACTGATTTCAAGTCTTTGCCTTTGGCTTCAAGGGCAATAAACTTTTCATTAAGTTCTTTCAGTTCCTTTCCTTTGGCTTCGAGTTGAACATCAAAGGCAGCTTTGAACTCCTTTGAACTTTCATCGAACTTTGATTTGATCTTTACGAGCAAATCCGCTTCGGTCATAGGGGGAGGGTTTTCTCCGAGGATGCCGGAAGGAAGTACATATCCCCAAAAAGGAGATGTCAATGTTCCGATACAATAAACTGCCGCGAATATCGGAGATGCGGGTACGATCAGCATCGCGCCCACAAAGGCGAGCAATACCAATCCTATAATGTTTTTAGTTTTCATTTTAAAATTTTTGTGAGCCGAGAAGCTCGTTAATGTTTTGCGAATCTTAGAGGCGTTTGCCCTTTCGGGACTTTGCTCGGCTTCTGATGTCAGCAGTGGTGGCGGTTGCTCCGGCTGCGATTCGGGAAGTGAATAGACAAATGTAATTACTGTCTGGTCGCGTTCAATTATAAATTATTAACAACGTGCGCCCAATCGAAGGGTTTTGGTTCTTTCAACTCTTTTTGTTTCTTCTCAAACTTCGCCATGATTTCAGAGAGGGATTTGTATTCTTTCAGAAACTTTTCTCCGAGTTCATCTGATATGTTTCCATCGGTTAATAACTTGCTGACCTTCGACAAATAATCAGCCGCGTCCTGATACGATTTCATGCTGATAGTTGGCGTATCGAGGTTTGCCGGGATGTGTGTTACCGATGTCACGCCCCACAACCGGACCTCTTTGATAGTGCGAACCATTGTAGTTGAATCGTATTCATCAATGATAGTCTCAAATTCCTGACTATGCCCTTTGATAAGCCCGGCCTGGTACTGCTCAAACGTATCATTCCCTGCAATGGTTTTCATTGCAAGTTGAGAAACTACAAACGCTCCGTTCTCATCTGTTCCGAAAGAGATAGGCATACCGACAGCGGATGAGTGATCGCGGTTGTGATAAATATTATTCTTGTTCTCTTTGAAAGTTTTATTGTACGCGGTTTTCAGAAAAATGTCATTATCAAGGTCGGTATTCCATGCAGCAAAATAAAAAGAAACTAACCCTTGCTTTGCGTTGAGGTCCTTCAGTTCTAAGTTGAACAGTGATTTTATTTGTTTCTGTTTCATGAGTGGTCGGCTTTGTTCATTTTGTTTCAAGTGTTAACGCCCCGCGATCAACTGACTGCTTCGCTATCGACATAACGTGTTCCTTTTGCAAGTGGCGCATATTTCGGATAAGCTGCAACCTTCGTGAATAGGTGGTATAAAATTTACGTTCATGTTTGAGAGTGAACATTGCTTTTATCTGTGCGAGTATTGCTTTCATTATACAAAACTACAAATTCTTTTTCATTTCAATCTATTACCGAATTCATGAGCTGTGCTGTAAGCGAATCCATCGCATCCGATAATTGCTTTGACAACGCAGTATCTCCTGCCGTGTTTGCCCTTTCCCTTGCAAGTGCAAGTTGTTGAAGTGCGAGAGGTATTTTGCCGAGTTGATCATTTTGTGGTTTGCCCCCCCCCTAATTGATTTTGTCCCGCAGAGTTTTGTTTTATTATTCCGTCCCCACCGAAAACAACTCCGGCAAGTTCAGCATACTGTTGCGCTGATATTACTCCGGCTTTGTGAAGTATGTCCAGCCGTTCCGTTTCTAACTTCTCCTCCTGAGCTTCCTGCAATTCATCCTCCGACATTATCGGGAGCCAATCATAATCTAAAATGTATTTCCTTCCACGTTTGTCCGCTCCGAGTGCTATTGTTATCATGCCAGCGAATGAATCCGCTTCGGGTTGGATAGTATTTTGGTAAGTAGTAATCAGTCCTTGCTTCTTATTCTCAAACGTAGCCCCTTTGACTGATGGGAAAATATCTCGATCCATTCCATAGGCTCCGAGTATTGTTGAAAAATCCAACTCATCCCCTTCGTGCAGCATCAGGTCACGCACCGGAAACGATGTCGGATTCCACCGTGTCGCGGATTGTGAAATGATAATATTTTCTTTATCACCGTAAAGCCCGCGATCATCTGCGAATTGTTTCTCTATGCGTTCGCGCTCGTCTGTCTGCATCGGTATATTACCAACCGCATCCTTCGCCTCGTTACTGAGTATTCCGATCATGCCTTTCTTCACAGAAATAATATTTCGCGTTTTCAGCGATGCCATGATATTTGAAATCGGATAGTTCAGTCCTGGTATCTTACTCATCCCCATTCCTTCGGTCATGGAAAAATTCGTGGCGTGATAAATAATATCCTTCACATCGTATGACTTTTCAAATCCACCGTAGCACAGAAGAAAGTTTTTAATGATGCCGGACAATTCGTACTGGTCGAAGAACTTCCCCGTGAGTTTCACTTTCATCAGTTCGCTCGGCAAGTGCCATAATACTTTCGGCTGCGTGAGTGCGCTGCCGGATAATTTGTAAATAAAATTATTCGCAAACACTTCTTTGTAAAACATATATTGCCAAAGGAAATCTTCGCGCGATTGTAAGGGGTTCGGCTTATTCAGCAATACTAATCCGTCATCATCAGGAAATTCTTGCTCCTCGTCTTTCACCGATACACATTTCCATTCGCCATTAGCGAACATTTCAGCTTTCTTTCCTATGACAAGTTGTAAGTGAGGGCAGTCTTGAAACGGCGTGAGTAATTCATCTTTGTTAATCAATACCGGGGTATCGCTGTTCAGGATATAGTTCCGGTAATTTCTTCCCCAGTTATCTTTCGCCCATTGCCATTTAGGGAGCCATGATCTTAGTTTGTCTATTCCAAACCAGCCGGAAGTATTTGAACTCATGAAACAAAGGTAAATAAATTTCTGTTACTCAAAGAATTGACGTCCAAAAGCAAGTATTCGCTTCGGGATAGATTTCTTTTTGAAACATTGCCTGCACAAAAATACTCCGCAGACAGAACACATCCGTACTAATCGCGTCTTGTGATCGTGATCTACAAGTTGGCAACACCGACACACTCCGAGCTGCCATTCTCCTTTACCGCACGTTGGGCAAGCCAAAGTTTATGATTTAAAATAATGCGAGTACACAGCGTATCTCGTAGCATCCCATAGATGATTAAAATTATCTATGGGAGTATTTATCGAAACACCGTCAATCTGCGTCCAGCAATAATTTATTTGTTCTATTTTGAAATTCTTTGATGATTCAGTTATGAATAATCTATACTGTTTCAATAGCATTATCCCGGCATTAACCGATCCTTGTCCTTTACGAGCCGGAGTAATTACCATTCCTAATCTGCGAAGCTGCGAGATCATGTCCGGGTCATGCTCTGAATAAATTGGCTCACCGTTGTATCCATTGGCTTTGAGTATCTGAATTAAAGTCTTTGGAGCAATGCCTGATTCGTAACTGCATTCGTGAATGTAAAGCGATTCGCCTGTCCTCGACACCCTTACTAATGCTGTCGGGTCATTCGTATATCCAAAATCAATTCCCCATATTACTTTATCGACTGGAAAATCCTTGTCCGGTATAAAATTCACATTCTGGAAAATAGTTCCTGATAAATTACCTGTCAATCCTCTTGCATACACCTTCCATAGTTCGGGGTCTTTGATGCCCTCGATCTCGTCATGCTTCGCCTGAGATAAAAAATTATTATGTCGGTGATCGCTGATATAAAATTCTGTGCCGGGTTCGTCTTTTACTTTCTCCTGTATCCAAAACTTAGCTGTCGGATTATAATCGTAGATGGTTTGTATCTCTGTTCTACTATCCAGGTCAAACGCCAACTGCCATTTCATTTTATTTGCCTCGTTGATGAAAAGGTAATCGCGCTTCGGGCCGGAAGCGTCCTCGTAACTCTTGAACTGAATCACGCTGCCGGTATCAAACGTGTAGGTATGTTCAACGAGTGAATGATTTACAATTCTGTGTTTGAATGTTGGACGGACAAACATTTCAAAATCTCTTATCGCTCCGTCTTTCAGATGTGGAAGGGAATATGCAGTTACTACTAATCGTAAATTTTTATTCTCCGCTGCTTTGACTGCGAAATAAATTAAAGTGTTGACGGTCTTACCTGACCATTGTCCGCCCTGTAAAATTATTCTGCGGGCTTTTGAATTATAAAGCGTTGAGAAAATAACTGATACATCCATCCGACAAAGTTATTCGGATTTTTTTATATTAATATCGTTTTCGTTTATAGCGAGGGGGATTACTCCGACTGGATTGATTATTATTTGCTGGTTAATTGATTCCCCGGCTGTGGTGTGGTCGATAGATTGTTTTGGAAGTCCGTCAACGCGGTTTAATAATCTCTCCGCAGATTTACTATTGGGATCTTTCTTTGCATTCATTAACATCCGAGCCATAAATATTTCCCTATTGGTAACCTTTCCATCCGGAAATATTTTTTTTATTTCTTCGTCAGATAAATCCTCTTCGCTACATTCAAGATCAAGTAGGGTTTCAAGAATAGTTTTAAACGACTTCCCTTTAGGTCTACCATTAGGGTTGTGTGTTTCGCCAGGCTTACACGGTTTTAAATTCTCATCGTTCATCTCTTTGTTTTCTCTTTGTTTCTTCAAAGGTACAAATTCCTACAAACTCAAAAATTTCTCCCAAAACATTTTCTCCGACCTGACTATCTATTGCCACCTCCAATCTTTCCACCATGTGATACACTATAAATTACCAATAATCTTTTCAAATTCCTCCAATGAGGTAATTAAAAAATACGGTATGCCCATCTGTATGCAATGATCTTCAAAGTCGATTTGGCTTTGTGACTGCCCGTTCTTTCGCGGACCGGTGCAGGCATCCGGTATCTTGATCTCAAAGAAAGCAATCCGATGTGTTATTCCATTAGCTCCTTCGATCGGCGGGAGGATCACCATCAGGTCAGCGCAACCAGGGTAAAGGCCGGTAGCCATGAGTTGTATTGATGCGGCCCCGCGGCCTTCGTTTGGAATCGAGAAGATCATTGCCCGGTTGTGGTGATGTTTCAGGCAATGGGTGTTACGGAACCTGCGAACGCAATTCTGCTGAATTTTTGATTCGGAGAGGGGATTTGGCATTAGGGTTGTTTTTTGGGGGATATTTGCGTATTATTATAATGTAACTTATTTACAAAATTTACAAGAAATTTACAAACTTATTTACACTATATACTACCTTTAAAATTATTATAAAAATAAAGATTGTAAATATGTAAATAAAATAATGGGGATTTGTTGGAGATTTGTGTTTAATGGGAAGTTGGTAAATGTTATTTACAAAATTTACAAACGAGTTTTCATAGCCAAAACAGTTGTAAATAAGTTGATTTACATACATATTTACAATAGTCATAGATCAATCTTGTTGTTAAATTTTGGCGTTTTTTCAATATTTCGCCAAAATTGAAAAGGCTTCCCGATAATGTCCTTTCCTAAGTCTTGGATATCGAAGGGGTAGTACCTCATTATTTTGGTGGCGTATTTGATTTTTAGCTCATCCTTAATGACTTTTAAAATGTATGCTCTGGATATTTTATTGTCATTCGGGAACCATTCTTTTTTAATATCTTTCGCTGTTGCATAGAAGCAGTCAGCGGTCGGGGTATTAGCAAAGAAGTCCTCAATCAATATTTCAAGCTCTTTATGCAGCCCTGTTTTACTTTCGTCTTTAACGTCATCAAGTTCAACAGTCCGGATCTCATCGAGAGTAAAAACGAGTCTGTCTTTTGAAAAATCTATTTCCTCTTGCTGTTCCAAGTATTTGATAAACTTAGGTATTTCTGAAAACAAGTCGTCCTCTATTTTAATATGCTTCTTTCCTTTTACCGGGTGTATATAGCGAATCCAAAATCGATTTTCTTCTGAGTCAATTCTCATGAAGTCTTTGACTTTATTTGTACACATAATTAATTTGCCGAAGAATGGAATGTCTGTCCCCGAAGAAAACAGGTCTCTAAAGTTTATCATTTTTCCGGTGGATAGTGACATAACCTTTTGATATGCGGAAGATTTCTCTGCTAACATTTCCTCAAATAGTAAAATATTTTTCTTTGCGTAAGATGAATTAAATTCACTATTCAATACTTCTGGGTTTACTGTCGTGACATTAGCCCCGAATAACATAT